ATTGAGATAATTAAATGTCACATCGTAGTTTCCTGAGCCTGTAATCAGAGGAAGAGAGATGAACGTGTTCTGCTTGGAGTCTTTAAGCTCCAAGCTAATGTTTATATTATCTTTCTCTTTATCTTTATTCTCTGTTCTCTTATCTCTATTCTCTGGTGCCCGAACGTCCGACATTTGTCTGGACATTTGTCCTTCTTTGTCCTCAATAATCCTTGATTTTTCGGCATTTATAGTTGCTCTGTACTCTCTTTTCCTGTCGGCTTCATTAGAACTCCGTCCTATAAAATTCTGGATATCAAGCATATAAATTGCACCATTATCCAAAATTTCAATGAATCCCATGGATGTCAGCACTTTCATTGCTTTTTCAACAGTTCCAACTTGATGGTGTGTAATTGTTGCCACCATATCCGGCGTATAAGGGATAATTCCCCTATACATAAGCCGGCCGTCCTGTCTTAAGCTCATTAAATAGAGTTTAAGTAAGATATCACTATAGATATATCCATCCTTCATTCCTTGCAGGAGAAGCATATCTTCTGAATCGAAGAAGCCTTCTTTAAGTTTCAGGTAATAATAAGTTTTCTTATCTGCCATCTTCCCCTCCTGTTAATAGATTACTTTTGAGCCATCATCTGTTTTAATTACTGTCACAGCCTGGCCAAATCTCGCTTTCATGGCATCGTCATGAGTGATTGCCATAATCTTCACATCGGAATACCGATCACGGATCGTCTCAAGGGCATCTACATAAGCCTGTGCGCCCTCATCATCAAGGAATGGTGGTTCATCAATAAAGAGCATTCCAAGCTGTATTCCTGCCGCTGTTGCCTTGATCTCGGACAGTGCAAGGATAACGGCAAGAGAAGCTTTTACCTTCTCGCCTCCGCTCTTGGAAGCATATGGAAGAGTTGTCTTGCCATATTCGTTGATCAGAACATCCAGCGTTGCCTTATCTCCGTCCTTGCCTTTGACGGTACGTTCCATCACAAATTCCACTCCCATCGTTCCACCGGTCATCTGGCCAAGAATATTGTTCGTGGTATCTGTGATATGAGGAATGATGTTCCTGATAATCTGATGTGGAACTCCGTCCTGCGAAAATGCCTGCTTTAATGCTTCGTAACAGTCCGCTCTGCCAGCAGCTACTGCAATTCCATTATTCAGCGTGGAGATTTCGCCTCGCATGGTATCGATATTTTCCAGACGTTCAAGGAGTACTCCCTTCTGGATCTGCAGTTCTCCAAGAGTTTCCTTGTTACTGCGAATCTGCCTGTCTGTTTCTTCCACCATATCTGTCGAAAATGTTTCCTTCATTTTTTCTATCATGGTATCCATGCCAGTCAGCTGAGAAGAGAGGATGAACTTTCTGTCAATAAGTTTTTCCATCTCTTTTTCCATGCTCTCAATCCGCTCAAGAACATGCTGCTTTCTTTCTTCGTAAACAGGGAGCTCTTTTTCCTGTTCTACATAAGTCTGCAGGTGAGCCATCTGCTGTTTGATCTGTTCTTGTCTGTCAACTGATTCCGATAGTTTATTAACTGTTTCCGTTATCTCAGAGGTCTTTAATTTGACCTGTAGCAGATTCTCCTCGCACTGCCCTATATTTTTATCGTTCGATTCCTTTTCGGCCTCTAAACGGGCAATTTCGAGTTTGTTCTGCTCCACAGCTTTCTTTATGCGTTCATATTTGGAAAGCTCTGTTACAGATGCGGTCAGAATAGCGAGACGTTTAGGATCGTATCCTATTCTTTCAATCTCTTCCTGCGTGTCGGCTATTTTTTTGTCACGCTCAGATGTTAATAACTCAATCTCTTCCTCGCATTTTTTTAGATTGTCCAGCTCAACCGGAAGGCTTTTGACATCTTCGACTGCTTTCGACAGGAATCTGCAGCTTGCGTTCTCGATATCCGGACACCCAGAATTCTTCATGAATTCTTCCTGCTGTCTTATCTCAGCTATCCTTTTCTGCCGATAATCACGTCGATTTACTGCTCCTGAGATTTTCTGCGAATAGGATGAGGCAATTTCATGTAATTCGTTTTGAGCCGCAGAGAATAGGTATCTTTTTTCCTGCTGGCTCGCAATCTCTTCCCTTTCATTTGCCAGTGCATCAAGTCTTTCTTCCAAGTCCTCTGGGACATTAAAAGCAAGCTGAGAAATCTGCAAATGTATCTGCTTGTTTCTGAATTTGGTTTTGTCAATAAGTCTCTGGTAGCGGTCAATATCTTCGTTATAGCTATCCAGTATTCTTTTTGCATTTTTATATTTAATAACGTCCTTCTCTACTTCAGAAAGCTGTAAAGATAATTCAGAATGCTGTTTTGCTTTTTCCCGTATCGTATCGGCCAGTTCCAAAAGATTATTGCACGCTGTCAGTGTCTGCTTTGAATGGTCCAGATCGTTTGCCATTGCACTGTATTCTTCTGAGCATTCTTTCAAATCACTTCTGGTTTTTTCACTTTCCTTCTCGACCTCAGATATTTTTTCCTGGCGCTCAATCAGATTTCTTCTGGATTCATCCAGATTTTCAAGTTCTTCCTGCTTTTTATGAATATCTTTTTCTACTGTCTCCAGTTCTTCCTCTGGATTTCCCTGAGCCTTAATGAAGTCAGTCTTGATCCGAACGGCTTCTTTTTTAGAAGCAAGCTCCTTTCTTGCATCCGCAAGCTTCTTTCTGGCATCCAGTTCCATTACTCCATAGATTCCAAGCCCGAGCAGATTTCCAAGAATTGCGATACGTTCATCTTTCTTTGCCTGCAAGAATAATCCATACTGGTCCTGCATGATCAATGCGCAGCTGCGAAATGTCATGCTGTCCATGCCAAGAAGCTTCTCGATTTCAGCCTGTGTGTCAATGATTCTTTCCTTGGACAGATTCATCCAGTCAGCACTTTCTTCCTGATACTGTGACAAGTTCAGAGTTGGTTTTCCGGATTTTGTTCTGGTGCGGACTACCCGGAATCGTTTCTCTCCGATGTCGAAAATAAATTCTATGGAACCGCTTCTTGCATCCTCTGTACCTCGAATCCACGCCTTGCAATCTCCCTCACGGGTTTCTTCAAACAGGCAATCCACGATAGCATCCATGAAAAGGCTGCTCTTTCCTGCACCGTTTACTCCATTGATCGTGCAGAATGAAATGTCTGAAAAATCAAAACTTTCTTCCTTGTAGTTTCTGTAATTCCTTACCGAAATAGATACCGGCTTAAACACGCCGTGAATCTCTGCGGTGGTACTCTGTTTCATGGCTTCTGCTATGATTGGCTCGGCAAGCTCCACGATTTTGTCTGGATTCTTAAATGTCTTTTCCTCCAACCATTTTTTCAGATTCAACCTTGGGTCGCTTTCCTCCGAGAGAAGCCCGCGGTTCGTGATGTCAATAGTGCTTTCTGCTTCAATATCTGCCACATAGAATGCACCAAGCTCATACAGGTTCTTTTGCAGTAGTGGAATGTTGAGCGCCTTTTTCTGCTCAGATGTGCAGGAATACCGCACCCGGACTATCTTATCCGTCACATCTTCTGAAATGCCTGTTCTGTGAAGATACATAGCCCCTTCACGGATATAGTTGCCAACTTCATCAGGATCCCAGGTGATAGTGTGGAACTGTCTGTATGGAGTAGTGTATCTATGTCCTTTTACCAAAGTGCCTTTCTCATTAAATTCATGAATCCAGAATCCACGATCCTGTCCTTCATCATTAAAATTCATTGCATTGATCGCTCCGGAATAGAATACATTGTCAAATCCTTCAATGATTTGCGGGCGATGGATATGACCAAGAAGCACCGCCTCATATCTTGCGGCAATTAAAGCTTCTCTTGGAATGACCGGCTCAAAGTTTGTGAAGAAGGAGGTCTGCCCTGATTCCATGTTGCAACCAGGAACCGTATAATGCGCCATGAGAATCGGTGTCTTTTCACACTCTGCTCTCAGTGCAAAAACCATATCTGAAATATATTTCGTCCATGCCAGATTTTCTTCATCTGCAGATAAACCAGGGAATTTTGCTCTGAACTCCTGTTTGTCAAATCCAGGTATGCAAGCAATGTCTGCATATTTCGTTTTGATAACAAACGGTTCCGTCACAACACATACGTTATTGACGTTCAGCAGCATTCTTTTCAGTACTCGGAACTGTCCGCTTCCATCATGGTTCGGTGTTCCTCTCATTACGATCACATAGCCTGCGAAATGCGCCAATGATGTGATGATATTGGTCGCATGAATCATTTCATCCGAATATCGTACCGGACCGATCTGCTCCTGGTGGAAGATATCACCGGAAATGCAAACAATGTCCGGTCGTTCTTTAATAGCTACATCAACCATATACTCAAGACATTTCACTGTATCCTGTGAACGGAGATTCACTCCGTCCACCACAGGACCTTTGAACTGGCCAATATGCCAATCAGCTGTATGTAATATTTTCATCTACGTCCGCCTCCTCTCTGACATTTAATGCAAAGTGGCTCTCCGAATTTATTGATTGAATATTCATAAACTCTTTCATTTATGACCTCACCGCATCTGGAACACTGGAAATCCATTGATCGGTCTGGTTCGGGTTCTGATTCTGGATCCGGCTCAGGAACAACGTCCGGCTCCTGCATCGGTGGATAATCATCTTCAGTTTCTGTATCCGAAGCGTACGCCGGATTATCCAGATCGGCAGGATCAAATGTATTGTTCTCCGTATCGAAATCAACTCTTTTGATGCCGATCTGCGGCGTTCCGAACATATTGTTTACAGAATTCATTCCCTGTGTCAGCATTGCCTGTCTGACCTGCGGATCCGAGAAATCCGGTGAAAAGATAACCGTAGGAATAGCAAAATTTCTCTGGAGTTCTGCTCTTGTATATGTCCCCTTTACGCCAAGCAATGCTCTAATGACACGAAGCTTTGCTCCAGTCATTGCTTTTTCAGCCCAGGTCTTTTTCAGAAGTGCCATGTTTACCATAACGGAACGTTCAATATATCGTTCCCGATCCTCTTTGGCAATCACAAATGCCTGGCATTTCTTTCCCCATTTATTCTTTGATTCCACCCACTGGCCTGCATAAATCTCAGCAGCTGCCTTTGCCTGTTTTTCGTCAACAATACCTTTGGCAGCTTTGTCGGAAAACTCAATGCGGTATTTATCTTCCTCGTCCTCGAGGCAGATTACTTTCTGATCTGTTTCGGTTCTGGCTGTTCCATCGGCTTTCCGCATGGCACCCTGTGCCTGCGCCCGGTATGTGACCCGGTCGATACGCTCGCCATATGTTTCCTTTGGATTGAACTGGATTCCGGCCGCCATTGCCATCTTATTCAATAATGGCTTTGACAGGGAGTACACATCTTCCCAGATGTCTTTTCCTCTCTCATCCTGCTTACCTGTCTTAACTGAACCAACCTTGAAAATATCTCCGCTGTTCTCACCCAGATCGACTGGAACCTCTTCTACATGGAATTTGTAGAATGGATTGAGCTGCACGTCCGTTGCTGTAGGAACCAGCAGATTGTAATTTTTGTATGCCGTGATAACTTCCGGCAAGCTTCCTAAAACATCTTTCATCTACTTGATAACCTCCTATTTTTGTGATAAAATGACGATGACTTTAAAAACAAAGGGTCGATAACCTGTTTTTAAAAGTTCTGACTGGTCTTGGATAGGATCGTGGGTGCCGTCTACACTCCGCTTTCCCCTTATTATCCAAGACCTTTTTAATGTTCATCACCTCCTATAAACCAATTCAGAAACCCAAACAGTGCGATGCCGAATATTCCAACAAAAACTATTTCTGAGCCAATTTCATAGCTTCCTCTTTCAAGATAAAGCTTATTTGAAAGCATATTGTAAAGAATCGTGCTTGCCAGGACTGGAAGTGCATACTTCAAAGCTCTTGCAATAAAAAGGATTCTCTTTCTCACTTTCTCTTTCTTTTTGCGGATGTAGTATTTCTCATATTCTGCCTCATTGAATTCTCGCACCACGGACAGATATACCCTTGTTTTGGAATCTTCTGTGATATACTTATATTCCATGTCTTTGCACATATCTGGCACCTTGCATACATTCATTTCCTTGCCTCCTTGTCAATGAGAATCAATTCCTTTGCGATAACGCTCTGCAATGCCATTCTGTCCATTTCGTGCCAGCTGATCGGCACCGGGCTGTTGTCCATTGCATTCAGGATCCGCTCTGCGGCCTGATGATATTTTTCAAGATCTTTTGGTGTTAACATCTTTCCCTCCTATACCGCCAGGCGAAGCTGGCCATTCCTTTCTTCTTTCACCATCTTTTCAACAAATGCAGTTGCTTTTTCTTTTCTTTCCATTTCGATCAGGTGTTCTTCGTGGCAACTGCACTGTTCTCCCGGATCCAGATACGCTCCGCAATCCGGGCAGATTCTATAAAAAGCCATCGTATCCACTCCTTTCATTCAATCATGTATAATTTGTTAAATGCCTTTTTGGGGATTTTCCCTGACGGATACCCCTTGGCAAGCTGTCCATCGGCTATCAGGTCCGATCTAAGGGAACGTATCATGCGATATGCTGTATCCCTGCTCACACCCATCATTTCCCTGACCTCAGCGGCTGTATAGTAAGAACGTTCCGCAGATGTAAGCTTTTTGATTACACCGTTTGCATTTTCCATACCAAGCACCTCATTCCAAATTTCTCTCAATCCAATTTTTCAGATTCTGCGTGATCTCATTTACTTCGTCTAATGTCTGAATGATTTTTTTCAGTTCCGGTTTTTCCTCTTCTGAGATAATTCCGTCTGCCGTAATATCAAGAAGTGATTCCTTTGCCTCGTTTATCTTCTTTAAAGAAGAAAGCATTCTCAGGCTGATTCTATCCAGTCCTGCATTCTCGATCTTCGGCATGTTCTTTCCAAGCGGGCACATCTCCCGGCAATAATTTCCTTTCAATTCCGGTGCCTTATAGCAGTCAGCCATCAAAAGGACCTCTTCCTGATATGGTATTGTGCTCCCAAGTTCGATTCTGGCTAACCTTGTACGGTCGATTCCTATTTCTTCCGCAGCACCTTCTCTGCTGCTCAGACGTTCATTTGACTTTGCCGCCTCATATCGTGCCTGGCAAAACATATTAGCCGCTGCTTTCGTAGCAAATTTCGACATTTTTCTCTCCTTCTATAAGCTGTATAATCAAGTTATGATAATTAAATTGTGTACTCTGTATCGATATCCAGAGCCTTGCTGATTTTTTCAGCAAGTGCAGGTGCATACATTCTTCCATTTATGGTGGTTGTCACATAGTTCCTGCACATCCCAACTTCACCGCATAATTCCGTGACAGACATATCTCTGTCAATTAGGGTTTTCTTTACTTCTTTGCACCATGGCGACAGTTTTCGCTTCAAAATATCACCTCCGTTTTCAACAAATGTTTATTACATTTGTTGTTTACATTTGTTTGCGATTGCATTAAAATAATCAGAAAGGAGTTATCATGGATAATTGGATTGATAATCTCAGAAGAATTGGGCTTAAACGTTATGGTGACGAAAACCGCCGGATTCTATCTGAATTATTAAGAAACGGCGTTCCTGCCGGAAACACTGTTATGTCGGAAGCATCTGCTGAGGCTCTTATCATTGCTGTGGCGGTCATGATTGAAGAAAACAATAAAGCATTGCTCTCCGATTTATCGATGTAACTCTCTCTTTTTTTGTTTTGCATTAAACATTTGTTTATTACATTTTTAATAATAATTGGATATTTCCAATTTGTCAATACTTTTATTTGGATATTTCCAATTTTTATTGAAAGGTAGGTTTCATGTTAGATAGAATCCTTACATTGTTAAAAGAAAACGGAATTACGGCCAAAAAGCTCACTTCTGATTTGGAAATTTCCAATTCTTCTGTCTCGGATTGGAAAAAAGGAAGTAAGCCTTCTTGTGATGTCGTTGTTAAGCTAGCAAAATATTTCGGCGTATCAACTGACTATATATTGCTTGGTGAAAAATCCATTTCTATATCCCAAGAGGATCAAGATATTTTAAAACTATTTCACCAACTTCCGCATGATGCGCAGTTGGAATTTCGAGGTGAATTGAAGGGGTACATAAAATGTTTAAAACGGCAGGAAACAGATACTGCCGAACCTCTTAAGAAAGCAAAATAATAAGCTTCGAGTGGTACCGAAGCAAAAGGGGGAAATGGTCATGAAAAGGAAAGTTATTGTGCTATTATGTGCTTGTTCACTGATTTTATCTCCGGCTCAGTTCATTTACGCTCAAGCTCAGCAACAGGAGCAAAATTCATTAGAATTAGATGGACAGAAATTTACAAATGAAGATGCGCTATGGGAATACTTGGAAAAGACATATCCCACCGTCACGAGCACAGATATTGAATCAGGAGATTATACAGGGAAATATGCAATTATTACTTCAATCGCTCGCAACGTAGACGTCCAGCCGACTATTGATTATGTCACTTGTGATATGTACTTTCACTCCAGAGACGAAAAATATGTTTTGGATGGATTATGGTGTACTTTTTATGATGATGAAGATATGAAAAAATATGGATGCGTTAGCGGCGCTGATTATTTGGCGTCTATGAAAAACGATGATGTAGTTGAAGCTTGCTACTATATTAATTCGGATAACTCTTATGGTGCAATGAATATGTTAGCTATTCGTAAAATCGGTGAAAATGATGGATCTGCAGAATTAAGCGAAAAACTTCAGGTTTGTTTTTATCCCAGTGTTCCGAATGACAAAACTGGCAGATGGCGGCTTGCAACAACTTCAACTACTACTCCCATTGTAGGCTATGCCTTGAACTACTATAAGGACTATTTTAAATCCGATGACGAAATACATGGTATTGTCAATAAAGAACTTGATCAAACTTACAGTCTTTCTATTGTTGCAGGACAATTGTATGTCGTTACTCATAAATATTTAGAGGGAGAAGAAAAAGATGCCTCTTTGCTTTTCGGTGGCGATGTTATTTCTCAGATATATATCGATCCTGATACAGGTATTGTTACTGTTGCTTAATTTAGAGGTTGCTTATGACAATTGGTGAACGAATAAAAGAATTGCGGACTGAGGCTAATCTGCGTCAGTCCGAACTTGGAAAAGCAATAGGTTTTTCTGGCCAAGTAGTATCGAATGTCGAAAGAGGTTACTCTTTCCCGTCAACAGAATTTGTTAATCGCAGTGCTACATGCTTCGGTGTGCCAGCAGATTACATTCTTGGCCGGACTACTTCAAGATATGCTGTTGCGGATCCGAAAGAAGTTTCCGCAGTGCAAGCAAGAACAAAAGCCCGTTTGGCTCAGTTGCAGATGAGCCTTCCGGACCTGATCAAAAAATCAACGCTGACAGAGGAAACCTGCTGTGACATTCTGGCCGGAAAGACTGTTCCTGGAATAGATGCCACTGCAAGCCTGTCAAAAGCCCTCGACACCTCTATGGATTACCTTGTGGGTAATTCTGAATACAGCTGTGCCATTGCTTCAGAAGACGAACAGGATATCATCCTGCGGTACCGTCAGTTATCCAAGAAGGGAAAACGTATCTTTTTGGGAATGATGGAGAAGATGGAAGAAGAAAAAACAGAATAGTATATTTAACTGGGGAACCGTTGGGGTGTTATGTCAGCCGCCGGACACTTTGGTGAAAGGAGGCTGGTGCTGATGGTTACATATGGTGATTTATTTACTTTTGTAATTATGCTTTGTGCAGTTGTAACTCTTGTTATCAATTTAATGCATAAAAAATAGCGCCCTCGTCCTGGTAAGATAAGGCGCTATTTTTAGCTATTGTTTTATCCGGCGGTCAGGTGTACGCTGACCAACGGTTCTCTTGTTAAGTACATTATATCTATATTCAACATTTTTGTCAAACATTTGTTGATTACATTTGTTTGACACATTTGTTTAATAATGGAGGATTCAGATGCCGGCTTATAAGTATTTTACCAAAGATGGAAAGACAAAATGGTATGCCAACTTCTACTATGATGATTGGCTTGGCAAGCGTCAGCATAAATGCAAAAGGGGTTTTTCTACCAAAAAAGAGGCTATAGAATGGGAACGTGACTTTCTGGCACAGGGAGCCAAGGATCCAGATATCCTGTTTTCTGCTCTGATCAAGAATTATATGTCAGACTGCAGCTCCCGGCTGAAACTGACCACTCTGGAAAATAAGCAGTATCTGATAGACATGAAACTGCTGCCATTCTTTAAAGATATGAAGATCGGTGACATTACCCCGATCGTGATCCATCGGTGGCAAGATGCCATGATTAATTACAGAGATGAAAAGGGAAGTCCTTATTCCCAGACGTATCTGAAGACCATCAATAACCAGATGTCTGCTATCATGAATTATGCCGTCAAATACTATAAGCTCCGGAGTAACCCCTGCCTTGCGGCCGGTGCGATCGGGAAAAGCAGTGCAGATGAAATGAACATCTGGACAAGAGAACAGTTCGATTACTTCCTGACATTTGAAAAGAAAAGCGCATACAGGATGGCATTCAGCCTCATGTTCTATGGCGGGCTTCGGTCTGCAGAGGTTCTAGCCATTACTCCGGCAGATATCCTGCCGGACTGCTCCGTATCCATTAATAAGAACTTTGTGGTGATAAAAGGCGAACAATACTTCCAGACACCAAAAACTGAAAAGAGCAAACGTGTCGTGAATATTCCTCAATCGTTGTACAAAGAGCTTCAAGACTATGTTGCAAGTATGGCCATAGAGCCGGATGAACGCATCTTCTACTTCCAGAAGTCCGGAATGCGGTCAGAATTTAAACGTGCAACTGCCAGATCTGGTCTTCCAGAGATCAGGATCCATGATCTTCGCCATTCCCACGCAAGTATGCTGATTGACATGAAGTTTTCTATCAAAGAGATTTCGGACCGGCTTGGACATGAATCACCGGAAACAACCTGGAAAGTTTATGCTCATTTGTACCCAGGAAAAGACAGGAAGCTTGCTGACGCTCTCAATGAAGTAAGAGCCACAAATGATAATGCAGAAGATAAAAACATATGA